TCTTTTACGTTAGCTGATTTTTCAGCATGTCTTTTTTTTAGATCTGCAGCATGTTTATCGTAAGCAGCTTGAAAATCTCCTTTGTATAATTGTTTTACAATTTTACGTCCTAATGTTTCTAATTGATCTAAATTTAAATCGTGAGGTCTACCAAAGCCTTTTAAGTAACCTATTCCTATTAATCCATAATCTGCTGGATCAATCACTTGATCTACTGAAGTTACTTCACCTTCGTCTATTTCAGCGCTATGATCTGCTACTTCGACATCATTTGCTTCTAAATCTTTTACTGCATCATACGTAAATACATTAGCTTCTCCTGAAGCTATATCTCCATCATCAAACATAAAGTAAATAATAGCATTACCGGCTCCATCGTTATCAACAAAGTCCATTTTTACTTTATTACCATCTATATTTTTAGCTATGATTGATTCTGCTTTCTTAAACTGAGCTTTAGGTATTTTGATGTAGTGATGATCATCTCCTTCTGCTTCAGCTAATCCATCTACTCCTATCATATCGCTAGGACCAGGATAGTTAACGCTAACAAATTCGTTAAACTCTTCTATAGGATCTGCTCCGTCCATTATATCTTGATAATGAGTTTTAATAAACTCTTTGATAAGCATATTAATACCAGGTATTTCTCCGTACTTATCATGTATAGCTCCTATAGCAGAAGCAATAACTTCTTTTAATATAGGAGTACCTTCAGCTTTAGTATAATTGCTAGGCTCAGATTCAGGTATTTTATTACCTTTTCTATCTATACCCATTACCTCTCCTACTTCATCTTCTACTTCACCTACTACTTCATCTTCTATCTCTCTAATACTACTAACTGCTGATTGTAGTTTTTCTAAAGTAATACCTAAAGTTTCAGCTAGATCTTCTAACCTGCCTTCTTTTAACATTTTTTTAGCTTCTTTTAAATTAGCTTTTTTTAAATCGTTAAATAAGTCTTTTTTAAGTTCACCTCTTTTTACAGGTACTTCTCTATCATGTTTATCAATATTAGTTGATTCACCTGCTACTATGTCTATATAGTAATTAGGATTCTTAATTAAATTATCTTTAGCTTTTTTACAAGCTTTAAGGTATTCTTCTGTAGTTACATTTCTATCATCAAATGGTGGTTTTAAACCTGCAGCTTGAAGTTCATAAAATATACCTCTTTCTAGTCTAGTCAAATCTATATTTGCAGCTGGTCTTTCATCGTATATTTTAGTACCTGTAGGTTTAGTTTCAAAGATTAGTCCTTTATTTTTCAATATAGATACTGAGTCTTTAAATCCATTGAATTGGGATACATATTGTGGAAATTCCTGTCTCATCTGTCTCACGAATTCCTTTTTAGCCATCGTCCCTTCGTTGACGGCTCTATATTTTTCTGTTGCGGTTACTAGTCTCATGTTTATAAATAGTCAAATGCTTTAGTATGTGATGGCCGTTTAGGACGGCTAGCCTTTTTATAACCATGCTTTTTAGAGATTTTACTAGCTCTATTAGCGTTTCCAAAAGCATACTTAGTTTTGTAGTTCTCTCCAGCACCTGCTGCAAAAGAAGCTCCACCGCTTGTAGTATTAGCTTCTGATAATACTTCTTTTACTAATTTAATTAGTTGTGTTTTTGTCATAAGTTCTTTAACTCATTAACTAAGTCGTAATATTGCATTAAATTAACTAGATGAGTATCATTTACTTTATCAGTCTTTTTCAAAGGTTTTATTCCTTTTATTACTTCATCTAATTTTATTTTAACAATATCGTCTTTAACACTGCTAGCTAAATTAGTAACTTCTTTTATAATATTATCTAACTCAGTATTAACTAAGTTATATAGTCTTCTATTTGAGTTTACTGATGTTATAAATTCTTTTAGTATCCTTTTTTGAGGTGGTAAAAGGTCTTTATAGTTATCATTAAACTTTTCTAATAATATTTTAAATGTAAGTAATTTTAAATCTTTATCATACTTACTATATTCTTCTATAAGACTGTCCTTAACTTTATCTGAGTTCTGATCTTTTGATGTTAAGTGCTCTAATAATGTACATTTGTTAGAAACTAAAAAATTAGGATCTACCATATTAGAATTATTTTGAGCTTCTAATAAACAGTATAACGAAGCAAGAGGTTTATAATCTCTAACTTCCATACCGAAAAACTCTTCTATCTTATAGTGCTCTTTTATAGCAGAAATTAAATTATATTTCTGTTTCTTTAATATTTTCTGGTTAAGTTTCCTAGAAACTTCTGTAATAGTTGAAATTATAGTTTCAGCTTTATTTTGAGATACTTTTTTATTTCTTAAAATAAATTCGTATAATTTATACTCTTTAGCTAAAGTTGTTCTACCTGCAAAATTCTCTTTTAAGATAGCTATAGCGTTAGATTCTTTATTATCTAAAGTATCAGCTGCGATCTGCTTTATTAGCAGTTCAAATATAAGTCCAGTATTACGATACTTTGAGTGCTTTATCTTCATTATATACGTTTACTATTATAAATATGTATTAGTTACCTAAATCTTTAATATTATCTTCACTCAATAACTTTGAATCGTTCTTGTTATCTTTTTTGAAAACTATATCCTTAAGATACTTTTCATTTTGTAAGTAAACTGTTTGTGCTGTAGAATTTTCTAAAACGTTTTCATTGTCAGAAGGATAGCCTCCTTTCATACCATGCTGACCTAAAGGATCTCTTCCTCCTATAGGATTATCATTAGTACCGTAGACAGACATCTTCTCTCTAGGTCTTCCTCCTTCAGGACCTGGTTCACCGTGTTTAGGCAGTTCTTCGTATCCTGCTGGTACTTCTCCAGGTGCTCCTCCTTTTGGAGTCGATACTGATCTTCTACCATACATTGATGCTAAATCATGTGGTGTACCGTAAGTAGTTCCTGACTTAGCTGGATCGTTTCCTTCACCTTCTATCTGTGCTAACCTAAATATACGTTTAGAATCTTCTCTAACTAAATCTCTCATCTCCATGTAATTGTCTTCAGACATATCGAAGATCTTTTCATAGATATAATCTGATGAGAATAATTTGGTATCTTTCATTTGATTAGCTAAATCAACTTTCTCTTTTAATAAAGCTACTTTTTCTTGTTCAAATATAATAGAAGGAGTAGTTAACTTAATTTCAAAATTAGTTAAACTATCTCCAGTAAATCCTTGAGAATATAAATGGACTAAAGCTATTTTAGTTAATTCAGATTCTATTATTCTTTGTATTCTTTCTACTGTTCTAGCGAATCTTATATCTTCAGCTGCTAATGTTGCTTTTCCTTGTAAGTCGCCTTCATATCCAAAATATGCTTTTGGTATTTTAAGAGCAGCAAATAGCTTTTGTTGTAAGTACTCAACATCAGCTTTACCGTCATACTCTAATCCTTTAGTAGTTTCAATTCTAGTAGATGTATCTCCTCCTCTTACTGGTAAGTAAAAGTCTTCCATCATATTTTGAAGGTTGAACTTAAGGTTATATTGACCGTCATCTCCTACATAAGGAGTTTTTTTCATTTGATTGATAGTCTTCTGCATAAACTGCTCTACCTCATTTGGCGGAACATTACCTACATTAATATAGAACATTCTCTTTTCAGGTGCTCTCATTATACGATGAATTAACATCGCATCTTCCATAAGAGTAGTTTGTCTAAATATTTTTCTAGCTGGTTCTAAATAGGAACGTCCATAAGGTAAGTATTGAGTATCTGATATTAATCTAAAGTGAGCTACTTCATAGTTATCAAAATTAACTACCTTTTGATTGGATTTTCTTTTAGGTAAGTAACTAGGGTTTTGAGATGCTGCTAGTCCATCAGGATCTAATTGAAAAACTACCTTAGCAGGATTTTCAGGATCTTCTCCCTCTCTCCTAACCATATGGTATACAGTATAAGGAAGTACGTTATAAACTCCAAATTTTTCAGATATTTCTAATTTTAAGAAGAAATCTCCATACTTACACATATTCCTAATCCATGACCATAAATTAAATTCTATATTTAATACGTCGTAGAATAAATTATAAAGTACTCTCTGAATATTTTCATCAGATGATTTTATCTGTAATATTTCATTTACATCATTTTTTACTGTAGCTTCGTCAGCTATTATATCTAATGCGGATGCAATGATTGGATCTGTATCCATTGCTTCATAGTCTGAATAAAGCTGGATTCTAAGTGTTTGATAGTTTAGGTTAGGGTTAAATATATTCCTATTATTATAGATGTATAATCTACTAAATCTATCTACTAGTGAGTTTGTTTGGTACCTTCCGGTTCTTTGTATTTGGTTAACATCAGCTATTTTTAGCTCTTTGCCACCTATATTTCTTACAACTACATCTGTAGAAAATAATCTTCGAAGTCTACCAAATAATGAAGTATCTGCCATTAATCATTTAATTTATATATAAATAGTCTATTTTAGTAACCAAGTGATATCCTCTTGTCCACCTGGTGTATCTATAAGATAAGGATTTTCTTTCTGATTTCCAACTCTTTTCATAACTGCTTGGTTTTTTGCATTTAAATTAGAAAATGAAGATAATTGAGCTCTAGCTAGGTCCATACCTTGTTGTCTCAATTTTAAGGCAGTATCTCTTACATATAGTGCAGTAGCACAGGATATAAGTAAATCATCATTATATCTATCTTGAGCTTGAGGTTTTCCGTTTTTCCACACAAATACTCTCATTTCTCCTAATAGTCTTTTAGATTGTATAGTTACTGATTTCTCTCTAATATACTCAATCATCTTAGCTATTACTAATGGACGAGTTCTCATAGACATAGTAAAACCGGGTACTAACTTATCTCTTTCATACTTGTGCATATAAGATTCTACTGATTCCATATTAGATGTAGAGCTATAGTATAAGTTTTTATACTCTCTTTCTAACACTTGTTCTATTGTAGCCCAGCCTATATTAGCATTTTCTACTACTAATAGTGCATCATTATACTCAGATGCTATACCAACAAGTACGTTACCAAAATCTTTAGGAGACAGCTTACCTTTATATTCAGCTACCTGTACACAAGTTTCTACATCAAAGATATGGAAAGCAGAATAGTCACTAGAATCACCTCTAGCTACGTCTGCTACAACCATATACGATTTAGTATAATCTACTCCTTCCCACACCCATAAGTTTCCATCTACTCCTCTTCTTTCTAAAGGTTCTTTCTCATATGTTTTTTCATAGAATAACATATCATCTGGTTCAAATACTGTATCACCTGATGCTAAGAAGTCACAATCACATTCTTGACCAGCCATACGAGGTCCTAAAGCAGCATCTTGTTGTTCTCTCCATTCTTGGTTTCTTTCAGGATGTACTGTCCAGGGTAGTCTAATAGATAAAAAAGAATTTTCTCCTGATATAGCTTTTTCCCAAGTTAAATGAAACCAGTTCCCAATACCGTTAGGTGTTGATAAAGCCATACATTGACCACCGGTTGCTAGTGTTTGTTGAGCAGCAGTAAATGTCTCTTCAATATTATCTATAAAAGCTGCCTCATCTATTAATAGTAATGATACTGCTTCTGATCTTGCTGAATCAGCATTAGATGATTTAGCTTGTACCTTTGATCCATTTTTTAATCTTAATGATAATTTATTTTTTTCTACCGCAGGTAGTTTTAACCACTTAGGTAGCTGGTCATACATAAAGATAACTTTAGTAACTAAGTTTCTAGCTGTTGCTTGAGTAGTTGCTAATGCTAATACGTTTTTATCTTTATGAAATAACATCAACCATAATGAGTATGCTGATGCTAAAGTAGATATACCTAGCTGTCTTGATTTAAGAGTAATTACGTATTGATTCTCTTTAAATATATGTAGTACTTTTTCTTGAAAAGGGTATAAGTTAAATAAGATTCTACCTCGCGTAGGATGCTGTATATAACAGTACTTACGCATAAAGTAGATAGGATCTTTAGCACATTTAAGATATTCTTGCGCTATTATTTTTTTTATGTCTTGTGCCATAACTCATTTTAGAAATTATAAGACCATCTAGGTAGTCCGTCTTTCATTTCAATTTTGATTTTAGAGCCTACTAACTTAATTAATTTATCAGCTGTTACTGTTTGAAAAGTTCCGCTCTTATCGTCTAAGAAAAATACTTCTGAGAATGATTCATCATTAATATATTTCTGAATTATTTTTTTTGAAAAATGACTTTCTAACTTGTCTGCATCTATACTACTACCACTTTGGTATTTAGATAAGTTAAAGTTTTCAAAATCAATTCCTGGGTAGGTGCTTAGTATTGCTCTATTTGCAATTTCTATAGTATCGTCAAGTCTAGCTTTGTTTTGATCTACTACTGCTGCTAATATTTTATTTATTCTATGAAAAGGCCTGTTACCCTTAGTTACACTAGTATCAATTTTTCTTATTAAAAAATTATTAACACCAGAAATAATTTTATCAATCATTACTTTATCAGAATTTTTTCCAAATCCTGCTTTTTGGCCCATAGGAACTGCTCCTCTATTCTTTACTTCAATTCCCATATCACCAACAGAAACATCTCCTTTACCTTTTCCATCACTTGAAACATCTTGAACCATTACACTTAAAAATACTTCTCCTTTTCCTGTAGCTATATTTCCTATAGAGGGTTTTAAATCAAGTAGGTACTTTAAAGTTTCTTCTGATACTAGGTTTTTAAATTGAGTTACTAAGTTTCCACCTCCATTTCCGTTTCCTAATGATTTATAAGTAATCATTTTTCCACCTCTAACATATGAATGGAAATTTTGAATATCTCCATTATCTACTAAAGTATTGTAAATTCTTCTTGCAGCAGATGCTACTGTTCTTCCTTTACTATTTAAATATTCTATAACATCTTTCTTATATGCTACTCCTGATATGCCGTTTAATATTTGTTTTAAATCATCGGGAGTAAACTTACCATTCTGAATAGCATCCACAACTTCTTGTTTAGAAACCTGTCCATCTGTATTAGTTAATTCGGAGATTAGGCTTTCTAAAATTACCTTATCTTCAGGGTTTTTAATATCTGGAACTCCTGTTTTGGTTCTCCAAGCCCACTCAGTATATAATTTATCTATTACGTTCATTATGCTTCTGGTTCTTCTGCTGGTTCTTCGAAGTCTATTGGCTCCCCTGTTAAATCTGCTCCTCCTTCTTCTCCTGGTTCGTCTAAGTCTGAACCTGCTCCTGTTCCTGCATCTGCTCCAGGAAATTCTCCTCCACCAGTATCAGCAGAATCAAAATCTTCAGGTGCTCCTTCTCCTTCTTCTCCTCCTGGTTTAAATGGTGCTTGTTGGTATAGAAGTGTAAGTTTATCTAAAGCTTGTTGATAATCACTTATTTTGTTTATATAATACCTTTTACCCATTATTTGAGCTTCAAATCCATCTCCTAACCATTTAAGAATATAGTCTTGGCCATTCTTTAAATTAATTCTAAAGGTACTAGGTCTTGGTGAAACCCAATCTATAGACTCTACAAAGTCTTTGAAGTCTTCAGTTTGTAATTTTACAATAGCAGATTTAATTGTAGGAAACTTATTTAATATAATATCAGTACTATCTTCTAATACTGTATCTTTTGGAGCATCTGTATCAGGTTCTTCTTCTGGTTCTGGCTCCTGTTCTTTCATTACATCATTAAGATTTTCAAATAATAACTTGTTTACTCCCTCTTCTAATGATCTAGTTGTTTTGAATACATCATATTGTTCAGGTCTTTCAGTTCTTAAATATGACTGTAATTTTCTGAAATTAGTTTTGATTAGTTCGAATAAGTCTCTAGCTGCTTTATCAGTTCTAATTTCTTTTACTCTCATTAAATCTTTTATAGTATTAATTATTTCATCATAATCAAAATATAATTTTCTAAATGAAGGTAGTTTTAAAATTGTATGACTTACAGAACCAGTGGTTTTATTTTCTCCGCTAAATTTAAAATATGTATCTAAATCTCTACTAAAGAAATCTTTTGGGTGTATTTTACCGTATCTTTTTTCTATGCTTCTTTTATACCTTGGAGGCAATTCTTTAGCTTGATATGGTCCCGGTTTATCTTGTTCACTGATTACTTCAGAATATGCTTGTAATACTATATTTTCTAAATCTTTTTTATCCATGTTATTCCATATCCTTTAAGGTTGCATTGATAGCTTTTCGGAAAGATAATAAAGACTCTTTAGCTTCTATTCTTTCACCTGATTTTAATGCATCTATTAAATCTCCCAAATATCTATTCTCACTGTGATAATTTACGTCTTCGAATGAACTATATAGCTTCTTTAACTTCTGTACAGAGGAACCTAAAGTAGCTTTTAAACCAGCTTTTAACATTCCTATATAATCAAAGTCATTAGAGTACATATCTCCTAATCTATACTTTTTTACGTTTTCATTAACAGTAGTCTGTCTTGTCAAATCACCAAACTCCTGTGCTACATGCACTGCTGCTCTTGCGAACTTTTTAACTTTATTACCAGGTATTTGAATATAATCAAATCCACCTCCTTTTAGTTTACGAGTTGTTATTTGTAATGCTGGTCCGTCATGTTCTTTACCTGGGGCGAATCTTTTAAAATGTAATCCATCTTCGTCATAAAGTTCAGTACCTTCTTTAATACTACCAGGGTCTCTTAATAAACTAGCTAATGCTTTTATTGCTTCTTTTCTAAAGCCTATATCTTGTGGTATTTTACCTGTTTTTAATATATCTATAATATCTCTAATATAATCATAATGTTTGTCAGTTATTGCTACTATATCATCTTCATTCAATTTAGGAGCATCTTTATCTGCAAGTGGATTTACTGGTCCATCTGAGTCCATATAGTTTTGAATCACTTTTAGATCAAGCTTATATTCATCTACTATACCAACGATTATTTCAGCAGCTTCTTCTCTAGGTTCAAAACCAGATTCATTAGCTCTATCATCAATTAATCCTTTTATAGTATCCATATCACCTCTACCTTCGGTAACGTTAGGATCTAATTGTTGATCTTTATTAATTCCAGAAACTTTATCGTCTATATCTTTTTCAAGTTGTTTCTTTTTACTACCTAAAGCTTTTAATAGATCTATTACTGATTTATCTCCTTTTTTGTATTGTTTAGCAAGATCTTTCATTTTGCTAACGAGCATTTCATGAGATTTCTGTAGCTTACCTACGGATGCTTCTTCTTCTCTAATTTGTAAGTGTTTATCATCAACAAGTTCTTCATATGCCAATCTTTCATCACCATCATATTTTTGATCAACTATTTTATGACCTAATCTTTCTAGATCACTATTTTTCATCTTTCCTAATCTACGTCCATCATAACGTTTTTTTATATAGCTTGTTGCTATGTCTATAAAAGTCTCAGGATAATATTCTACTTCTTTTTCTTCTTTAACAGATAAATCTCTTGTTTTGTCTTGTAATATGTTTGATTTAATTATGAACTGAAGGATTCTTTTTAAAGGTTTAAATTCTTCAGCTTTCCATGTTTTACCTCTTTGCATTCTATCTACAAGACTTTGTAGGAAATCTACATCTCCTTTATCTAAACCATGACCTTCTTCTACTTCTTCATTTCCTTCATTAGGATAATCATCATCATCTAAATCATCATAATCACCATCTTCTATTTGGTCTACAAATCTACCTAAAGTTATATCATATCTGTTATTAGAGTAAATCATATCAAATACACCATATGCCTCTAATCTAGATAATTCATTAGGAAAATAATTTCTAACAGTTTCTTTAGCATCATCACTTAATTGTTCTATCTGATCAACTATGTCTCTTAAATCACTAGCAGCATCTTCTTGGGAAGAATTTTCTTCCATAGTACCTGCTCCTTGAGAAGAATCTTCTTTTTTATTAGCTTTTTCTTTAGCTATTAAATATTGAATTTTTTTAATCATTTCTTTTTCAGGATGATTATCTAATCTATCTTTTTCTTGAGCATCTCTAAATTCTTGATCTGTCATTTCTCCTACTTTTTTTGTTCTTTCTGCTTCTCCTAAAGCAGTATTTACGGTTTTAAAATACTTTTGTAGTTGATCTTTTACAACATCAACATTAATAATGGCTTCTCCTGATTGTTGTACTCCAACATCTGAGATTTCTCTATCATAAGAGGAATCTTTTAAGTAAAGGGTATCCCCTACTATATAAAAAGCATAAATATTTTCATTATCATTTTTAAAACCTATATGTACATCAAATGTATTAGGTTTTATTCTTTTGACTCTAGCTGAGGATATATTTTCTCCTTCCCCTTGAAGGGCTAAAACTGTTGCCTTACCTACCGATGCTGCAATCTTAGCTGTTTCAGTTTGATCAAATGAAGAATCTTCTTGTTCGTTAGTTTCTAAATCTTTAGGTTCTACTAAATCTACATTAACTCCTTTATCTGCAAGTTTTTTTGCTTCTTCAGAATCAGCTGTTCTAATAGTTCCTTCTGCTTCTACTAACTGTTTCTGTAAAGACTCTTTTAATACTATAAGTTTTTTAGTAGTTTCAGTAAGTTTAGCTGTGCTTTTACTTTTATAAGAGCCGTCAGCTATACATTTAAGTGAAAATTCACATTTAGCCAAGCGATCCTTTATTTCCTGGTAGGTCATTTGATATTTCTTTTATATACGTATATAAATAAATAGATTATTCTTCCCAAATAACACTCTTAAACTTTTCCGGTGATAAGTTGGGATAATGTAAGTCTAGTCATTTTCTTTTAGCTAGTTCTTTTTTTATTATATTCTTTTTTCTACTATAAGAATTACTTTCATACATTTTTTTTAATTCTTCAGTAGAGGTATTGCTAGGTGTATAATGTTTCCAAGTAAACTTATTAGTCATTCTGCCTCTGGCATCTCTTTCATATTCTTTAGTACTAGGTTTAAGTTTTGCTGGCATTATGTTTTATTTTATAATGTTTTCAGCTACTGCATCTGCTTGATTCAAATATGGAGCTACTGCATCATACTTAATATATTTCACACCCTGTATATTTTTAAAATTTTTAGGGTCTTTTTCTGGTTCTGTTAAGCTTCTAACACTGTCTTTTGATGAATCAGTATATGATAATAAATCATCATCTAAATCTAAAAATGAAATAATAGATACTAATGTAGCTGCGGCTGCTGTTAAAGGCAATGCTGAAAAGGCTGAAGCTGCACCTGTTCCTAAAACAGCCATTTTAATTAAATCTTTAGATTGATCATCTATTAATTTCTGTTGTTGAGGAGTTAATTTTTTACCTTTTCTCTTAGCTGCTAAAAGTTTAAACATCTCTAAAGTTTCTCCACCTTCTTCTTTAGCTGTAGTAAAAACTTTTAAAATTTTACCTTTAATATTAGTAATAGTTTCTTTACCTAAGTTTTTTAAAAAGCCTAAAACGCTGACTTCATCTAAGCTGTCTTCCTTAAGAATTATATCAGTTAATTTCATTTATTTCTTTTTCCAGATTTTTACTACCGTTTCCCTAATTAAGTTTTTTATACCTTCTGCAGTCATCTCATTTACTTTTTTAAACCCAGAACCAAACGGTGCTGCTTTACCATCTTGAGGATTAGCAGTTTCATTCATATCGTACTGTCTAAGCTTGCTCATTATACGATCAATTTTTTTATCTAAATCATTAAGTATTTCTCCATAGTCATCTGCTATTGGACCTCCTTCTGGTTCAGCTTCTTGTTCCATATTTCTTAAAACATCGGCTCTTTCATCTTCTAAGTCTTGTAGATTTAATCTTAGATCTAAAGAATCTTCATAACTAATTCCACGTGGTTTAGAAGCCTGTTTTTGTTTTGCTCTTTTTATTTTCATTGCTCTTGCTTTCATTAAAGCAGGATCATTTATATCTATCTCTTGTACTTTTTCTTGATCATCTCCTAAATCTTTTAGTAATTCAATTGCTCTTCTCAATTTAGGATTTTTGAAGATAACAGGTTGTTCTTTATCGTCTACAGCATCAATATATTGTAGAATTGAAAGTGCCATAGTTTTAGCATTCTTAACATCAGCATTAATCTTAGTTAAAGAAGCTGAGGGAATTTCTAATTCAGTTACTATTTCTGGTTCATAAACAGGGACTGGTCCTCCGTCTTGTACTGTGTATAAGTATGAATTCCCTTTCTTTTGTATTTTAGATATTGTGCCTGTGCTTGTACTTAGTGCTTTATCACTTCCTCTATCAATTTGATATTTTACTTTTTGACCTTTTTTAAATTTAGGTCTACCTTTTTCAGCTTTTCTAAAAACTTTATCTATTCCATCAAATGGATTTAAAGCTTCATTGTATGAAGTGTGGCTGCTTTTACCAATTATTTTATCCTTATACCCATCATGTATCCATATATTACCTTTATCATCTATTGTATATTCTATCTCAGAATCTTTATCTGATATAAATAATGGTCGATCATTTGCATCAAATCCATCAAATTGTACTGAGTCATCGCCTGTGGCTTGTATTATATCAGCTACCCATTTTTTGTCATTTGATTCTTTAATACCATCATAATTTTGACTTTTTAAAACTCTTATTATAGCATAAACAGCATCTTGAAGAGTATAGTCATACCTATCCGCCATTTTCTTAACTAATCCATTTACCAGTCTATGTACTTCTGGGTTAGTATTTTCTCCTAATCTTTTTGGTCCTAATCCTAATGCATCACCTCTTCTAATTTTCTTCATTAATTTATCATGTTTTTCATCTCGTTTTCTTTCTGCTTCCGAATCTGGGTCCTTTTCTTCATCTATATCCTTGTATATCTTTTTTCTATCTGTATTTTTTAATCTTGCTTCTTTTTCATCTTTATCATCTTCCCAATCCATTTTATTATAGATGTCCCATTCTTTTAAATATTTTTCATATTTAGAAACATCAATACCCATATCTTTAGCCAGCTTAATCATTTGCATATCTTCTTTTCTTCTTCTTCTTTTCTTTCTTGCTGCTGCTATGCCTCCTGCTATTGCTCCGATATTTTCATTTGTTTTTTTTGTTTTTTTCACGACTTTTTCTTTTTTAAACCAATCTCTAAGAGACTCTAAAGTTAGTTGGTGTATTTGTTTATTATTAATCATATCGACTTATGCATTAGTATCATATTGATAATTATTGTCGCTAGTATACCAAATACTACCCATAGTGCTTTACTTACTCCATCCTTCCATCTCTTCATTGATTCTAATTCTAACATCTTGTTATCGAATTCTTTTTGATTTCCTTCAAGTTGCTTTCTATATAAAGTATTTTGGTTAGTTTTAACGATTACACCATCTTCAGGATTAAGTAAAGTATACTTAAGTTCAGACATATCTTTTTTCATATCTTTTACATCCTCAATTAATGCTTTTAACTCACCATTGGGCATATGTTTTTTAATATTTACTAATTCTTTTAGTACGCTTTCTAATATTTCTCTCTGTGTAGCCATCGACTTGCTTTTATATAAATATATCTTTATAACTGCTTTCGTATTCTGTTAGTGTAGTCTTTTAAGTCTTGTAGTATTTTCTTCTTAACTTTATTTGACATACCTCCCCAATCTTCTATATCTCCTGCTTCAGTAACGAATGAACTTTTATCATTAATTGAGTTTAAAACCCAGCTTTCTATATCACTGACAAACTCTTTAATATTACCAGTTATCATTTTTTTCTCGTACTCTCTATATAGTCCAGCTTTTCTTAAATCTGCTTCAAACTCTACAGTACAGGGATCAAAACAAAAGCCATGAATCTTATACATTTTTTTAGCCATCCAGTGCTCTAAGGGTCCTCCACACTTTGGACAGCATAAAGGCATACGGAGTGCTTTTTTTGCAGAATCTAATTTGGTAATATTTTGCTTAATACCGTCTTTGATAGTCCACTGTTTACCTCCTTCTTCCCATAAATCTCCTTCTTTATACTTCTTAGAAGTTTTACGGTAACCTGATTGTATTTTGGTACCTGAGGTAAAATCTTTGTTGACTATATTTCTAATTCTTTGAACATCACTTTCTTTGAAGTCTTTTTTTAAAAGTGTTTCTTTACTCATAACCTAGTGCTTTTAATTCTTTTATAACTGATGATATATCTCCACCTTTACATCTAATTGCTATTCCTCCTTTGGCATTCCATTCATTTATATTAGATTTTTTATCATCTATTAAAATACTATTCTCATCAGCGTATCTTTGTTTATCTTTTGAGTATGCAAATATAACTTTTGGTTTAGGATTAAGATTATTTTTTACCCATAAGTTTTTACCTAATCTAGACGTATTATCTCTAGATGGTGAAGTCAATAAAGAAGGTCCGTATGGACTAATAAAGTTCCATAATTCACTACCTTGCGGCATCCAATCCATTCCTACCCAAAATCTAACTCCTATTTTTGAATCAATTAAATGCCAAAACTGTTCTAAACCATACTCTCTTTCATAGTCTTTAGGAGACCTACCTGTAAAGTGTTCGAATCTTGATTCAAAATTAGTAATTACTCCATCCATATCACAATATATTTTATATGGTGGTTTTTCCTTTTGCTCCGGTATCGGATATGCTTCTAATAGCTCTACTATACTTTTGCTCATTATTATTTTTTTACTGAATCTTCCCAGTTTCTGAATATAATATTACCTTCTAAGTACGCTTCTTTTTCTAATTCTAATAGATCATCTGATTCATTAGTATCAGTGGTCTTAATGTTACCTAACCTGCCTTCTATATTTTGTTTATGATGTACCATTTCGTGAGCAAAAGATCTCATAACATCCTTAGGGTGTCTTCCTTCAACATATAATACTATTTCATTTGTATTAGGATTATAATAAGCAGTTCTACCAAAAAAGTCGGCTGCTTCAGTAATATCTCTTCTTATCTTTACTTCAGGTAAAGGTCTTATATTTAGTTTTTGATCCAACATGTACTCTAATAAAGAACCAAAAAACGGTGTATAGTCAAATCTATTTCCTAAATCTTCATCGTCTTTTACTGTGATTCTAATATGATCTTGATTAAATGTTATATGTAACTTATCATCTATATCTCTTAAGTTATTAAAAGTATTTACCAGATAAGATCTATCTTTAGATTTTAATATTGATCTAGGAGCTATTGGCGCTCCAGAATTGCCTTCTGTTTTAAACGTTTCAGTTATAGTTTCTTCAATCTTTTTACTTAACTGTTCCGCAACTATACTTGATTTTAGCATTTTAATTATATTTAATATATCTTCTCTACTAACTTCTTTAGGAAAAAAGTCTCTAATATCATCTAAATTTCCACTTAGAATAGCATTTCTAAAATTAGTAGCTCTAACTTGTTTAGAACTATCTGTTGTTACAGCTAGCCCGTCTACATTATCTCTATTTTTAAAAGTAGTGACTCTTTTTAAGTCTACTAAATCTTCATTACCTCTTACACCTGTTATAGCATAAAAGCTATCTTCTGGTCTTTCTTTAGCATATTTACTTGAGGCATACATAGGATTTTTTTCTCCTAATACTACTTCTATATCACCTAAGTATTTCTTATAAATATTCCATATTCTTTCAGAATCTTCTGGTGTTATTCCGTTTCTAGTATTACCTCCTATAAAGATAACTACTTTACCTATAGGTTGTAATTTATCTCCTTTACCCTGTAAAACTTCATCTCCTACATCTAAATAATTATCTATGTCATAAACTTTACCTTTATGAGAACTAGACAGTAGGTCCTTTACTACATCAAAATGACCTCTATGAGGTGGTTTAAAAGCTCCAGGATATAATGCTATCATGCTAAAAACTGTTGTACATTTTTATCTATTTCCTGAGGAGTAGAATGGTTAAGTAGTTCTTGAAAAGTAGGGTTAAATAACATATCTGCTATATTATCTAATACCTGTTCATGCCTTGTATCGTTCTTTTCTTTTCTATCTCTATATTTCTTAACAGCATCTTTTAGCTTATCTGCTCCTGGTCCTACTCCATTATTTTTATATGCTTTTAAAAATGCTTGTTGTAAAGCTTTAGTTTCAGATCTACTTTTATAATCATAATCTACCCCTACTATAGCTTTCTTAAATTCTTCTTCTTCTTGTTTAGACATTTCAACAGGTT